TTAAAGGCTGTGCGGAAGTTGATCCCCTCTGTATCCGCATGCCAAACATAAATGGAGCCGTCATCGGCCAGATTGGCATGCATGCAGCGATAGGCGGAAAGCAGGAAGTTATAGAACTCCTGGTCACCCATGTTGTCATTCATGATCTTTCCGGCCGTCTCTTCAACATCAACGTTATACGGCGGATCCGTCAGAACGAGGTTGGCGAGCTGCCCGTCCATCAGCCGGGTATAGATTTCCTCCCCAGTGCTGTCGCCGCAGATGACTCTGTGTTTACCCAGATACCACAGATCGCCCAGCTGTGAAAAGCAAGGCTGCTGCAGCTCCTTATCTACATCAAAGTCATCTTCCTTGACCTTCTTATCGTAGATGTTGGAAAAAAGCTGTTCCACCTCAGGCGCTTCAAAGCCAGTGTAATCCAGGTCATAGTCCGCTTCCTTCAGGTCCGTCAGCAGATCAGCCAGCATCTGCTCATCCCACTCACCCGTGATCTTGTTAAGGGCGATGTTCAGTGCCTTCTCGCGAGTCTTGTCCACATCGACCACCGCGCAGGGAACTTCCGTATAGCCAAGGTCGATAGCTACGTTCAGTCTCTGATGTCCGCCGATAATGGTCATGTCCGCGTTCACCACCAGCGGGTCGGCAAAACCAAACTCCTCAATGGAATCCTTGATCTTCTTGTACTCTTTATCCCCCGGCTTCAGCTTCTTGCGCGGGTTATACTCTGCCGGTTTGAGTACCGAAATCGGCAGCACCTTCAATTCCGCAGTTTTCTTCATGTCGTACCTCCAAAAAACCTCATGACTTCCGCAAACGGAATGAAGAGCTCACCCAGGGTAAATCCCAGCTCAAGCTCTCCACTCGTTTCCATGTATTCTTCTGTCAGACTGCACCATTCGGCTCCTTCGCCGTTGATGCTTGCCAGCACCTTTTCTTCGCCGTAGTCAATCTTATGAACGAGCACGGCCCCAGTATTGCAGATCGGATACACACCGATCACCGATGTAAGATCAATCATTCCCATGGGTGTTCTCCTCTCAGGTAGATAATTCGCTGATTTCGGCTTCCCCGGAAAGGAAGCCCGGCATCCTTTTCCGCCTCGATGAATGGTCCATCCACAACTACGTCCGCATAGGAAAGAAGCGGCGATGTCCCGACTTTCTCAATCAGATATCCGGTATAGAGCCAGACGTCTTTCTCCGGCAGTTCCTCCTTCAATTTTCGAAGAAACGGCAGGAGCGCCTTTTGGTTTTCCGGTTCCATCGGATCGCCGCCAAGAATGGAGAGGCCCTGTATCCACGAAGGACGCAGGGCCGCAATCAGTTCTTCTTCAGTTTCTTTGGTGAACGGATCTCCATATTCAAAATCCCAGGTCTCCGGCTGGAAGCATCCAGGACAATGGTTCCTGCAGCCGGAAACAAATAGGGAGACACGAACACCGGGACCATTTGCGATATCCGTCTTTTTGATTCCGCAGTAATTCATAAGCTTTACTCGCCTGCAGGGTTCTTTGCTTCCTTCACGGAGGCTGTGCAGAAGTGGATCCCGCGAGTTTCGTTTGCAAACACCTCTCGTGCGATATCCTGGGCAAGCCCGGTCCAATTGCCTTCATAGTCATAGATGTCATCATCAAAGAACTGGATGACTTCCGGCTGGAAGCGAATAAAGCCATGCTTCGTACCCATGTGATCCATAGCTGTTCGGACATCTTTTACGATGGAATTCCCCTTGAAGATGGTCTCATACAGAGCTAGAACGTCATCTGCTCCGGCATCGTTTTCCTCATCGTGCAAATTGATGGCCAGCGTTATATTGCCAAACTGCACACACTTGGGAAATACGCGGTCCAGCGCCAGGAACTTCTCGTGGTTGCGGACCTCGATATCAAAGAGATAATCTGCTCTGCCATCTTCCGGCAGAATAACATCCCCGACTTTGATTTCCGGATCACGCTCAAATAGAGCCTTCACTTGTTTCTGATAGGTGTAACAGGGCGCTTCCAGTTTCAGGTTTTTCTTCATGGTGATATTCTCCTCCTCATTCTTGTTGATTCTGTTTTTGATAGCCATAAAAATGTGTTTCATAGATGCAATACCCTCTCTGCAATCTCCTGCGTCCTGCCCTGATTGAAAAAGTTGGTGCCCAGGTATCCGCAGACCCTTCGACAAACGTTCATGCGCTTCTCATCCCGATTGCCGCAATTTGGGCACTCCCACAAGAGCTTTCCATCCTCTTCCACGATCTTGATTTCCCCGTCATATCCGCACACCTGACAGTAGTCAGATTTCGTGTTCAGCTCCGCATACATGATGTTGTCGTAGATGAACCGCATGACCGACAGCACCGCAGGGATGTTATCCTGCATGTTGGGGACTTCCACGTAGCTGATCGCACCCCCGGGAGAAAGCGCCTGGAATTCTGCCTCAAAGGAGAGTTTGGAGAAAGCATCAATGGGCTCGGTCACATGGACGTGATAGCTGTTGGTGATGTAGTTCTTATCCGTCACATGCAGAATAATGCCAAACCGGCGCTGCAGGCATCTGGCAAACTTATACGTGCTGCTCTCCATGGGCGTGCCGTACAGGCTGTAGGAGATGTTCTCTGCTTCCCGCCACTGTGCCGTTTTTCTGTTCAGGAACTTCATGACCTCGATGCCAAAATCATGCCCTGCAGGATCGGTGTGACTGCAGCCTTTCATGCGTTGCACACACTCGCACAGCCCGGCATAGCCCAGGCTGATGGTGCTGTAGTTGTCGTAAAGAAGGTGGTCAATCTTCTCGCCTTTTGGCAATCTACTGATAGCCCCGTACTGCCAGAGGATCGGAGCGACATCGGAAGGTGTCCCCAGCAGTGTCTCATGCCGGATGCGCAGCGCCTTGTGGCAAAGCTCCGTCCGCTCCTCCATGAGCTGCCAGAACTTATCCTCGTCACCTTCCGCGCTACAGGCTACATCCACCAGGTTAATCGTCACCGCGCCTTGATTGAATCTACCGTAGTATTTGTGGCTGCCGTCCGGATTCATCCCTACGGTATCTGGCGTCAAGAACGCCCGGCAGCCCATGCAGGTGTATACATCGCCGTTCTTCAGCTGCTTCATCACCTTGGCGCTGATATAATCCGGCACCATGCGCTTTGCTGTACATTTCGCCGCCAGCTCGGTCAGATACCAATAAGGTGAATCCTCCGTGATGTTGTCCTCATCCAGGACGTAGATGAGCTTCGGGAATGCGGGAGAAACCCACACACCGACCTCGTTCTTGATCCCCTCGTAGCGCTGCTTCAGCGTTTCCGCGATAATCAGCGCCAGGTCATCTCTCGTCTGACCGGCAGGCACTTCATCCAGATACATGAACACAGAGACGAAAGGAGTCTGCCCATTCGTAGTCAGCAGCGTCTGGATCTGATACTGGATGGTCTGGATGCCGCGCTGGACTTCTTTCCTCACACGCATCTCCGCCATGCGGGTGATATCCTCTTCGGTGTATTCCTTCCCGACAGCTGTAAGCTCCTCCCGGATTTCCCTCTTATATTTCTCACGGCTCACATCCACAAAGGGAGCGAGATGCGCAAGACTGATCGTCTGCCCACCGTAGGTGTTGCTGGCGACCTGGGCGATAATCTGGGTGGCAATATTGCAGGCCGTTGAAAAGCTGTGCGGCTTCTCGATCAGGGTATCGGTGATCACCGTACCGTTCTGGAGCATGTCCTCCAGATTGACCAGCTCACAGTTGGATATTGGCCCGGAGACATAGCCCATGTCGTGGATATGGATCATGCCCTCGTCATGTGCCTGAATCACTTCCTCCGGAAAGATGTATCTGCGGCAGATATCCTCAGAGACCTCACTTGCCAGGTAGTCCCGCATCGTGCTGTTGATGATCGGATCCTTGTTCGCATTCTCCTGCTTGGCCAACTCGTTGTCATGGCGCAGGAGCGAGAGGATCTTGGCATCCGTACTGTTCTGCTTCCGGAGCATTTCGTGCCGCAGCCGGTATTCACTATAGTGCAGCGCAAGCCTGTAATGCCCCGACTTCTCCAGTTCATCGATCACCATGTCCTGGATTTCTTCGACGCTCACACTCCGGCCAAGATCAGCACAGCGCTTTTCGATCCTTCCGACAATAAAACCGACCTCCGTATCGGAAAGCCGGTCTCCCTCCGCCACCTCACTGTTGGCTGCTTCGATGGCGTTCTTTATCTTCCTGTAGTCATATGGGACTTCTCTTCCGTCCCGTTTGATGATTTTCAACTCTCATCCTCCTCCATCTGTTTTCGCGCCTCGGCCAGCAGTTCTACACAGCCCTTTCCCAGGTATCTGCGGCACTGCTCGTCCAGGCACGCGTATATCACATCCTGCTCCTCAGTTGTCAGATCAATGGTATAGCGCTGTTCATTGTCATCGCTTTCGGAATTGACTACGACAAACTCTACGCAGGAATCCATACGGTTTTGGGCGTAGCCGTTGATCCCAACATAGAAGTCGTACCAACCGTCGTTGCCACAAGTGTCATCGGTGAACTCGTCCATCGGGTGCATTGGCTTGAAACCCATATCCTTCCGGATGCGGTCGGCGATCTGTGAAAGGCCATTCGTCGCCACAAGCTGAAATCCAACAGTCGGGAACCGGCAGGGATAGTCGATATAACACTGATCGCTGCCATACAGGTTATCTGCGCCGAAATCAATGAAGACCTCGTCCCTTACAAATCCCTCCATCAGCGTCATTTCGCGGCCTCCTTCTCCAGCAGATCAATGTACCGGTTGATATACCACACCGCTTTTCGGAGATCCTCCGTCGTCTTCTCCGGATTCTTCTTGCCAGCCCTGCACAGATACTTGCAGGCGTTTCCCAGGTGATACGGGAACTTCTGGTCCTCGATGAAATCAATAACCTCAATCTTCCCGCTGGTATAGTGGCTGGGATGATTCACCGGGTCGTCCAATACCGTGTCCATCTTCTCTTCCAGCGTCATGTTCTTTTCTCCTTTCCGCAGCCCTGCCCCGGTTGGAGCAGGCGATGCTGCAATATTTCCGCAGCTGACCGTATTCACGTGTTGCGATAAAAGTCTTCCCGCACTGCGGGCAAATACATGTGCGGGACGTGTCCTTCCAGTTGGCTATGTTGGGGTGTCGGTGATTCCATGCCGTGCGGCATTTGTCCGAGCAGAACTTTTTCCTGCGGCCCCTGGCATTTTGCGAAAACAAACCGCCGCAATTCGGGCAGATGTCCACGTACTCATCTTCTCTGATGACCTCTTCAAACAAGGCATCTGCCCTCCTTCCGTTTTCGTATTGCGTCGAAATGCAACGGCAACCTTTCCAAAATCTCGAAATATACCTGAAATTCGGTGAGGTTTTTCCCGTTTCCGACGAAGTTTTTCTGCGCTTGTTCCGGTTCCGTTTCGCGGTAGTACAAGGCAAGGAACTACCGAAAATGCCCGTATTTCAAGGATTCTTCGGCAGCTCCCAGTCTCGTATCTGCTTTTCGGATTGCGTCGGAACAGGAACAGCTGACCCCCTCCCCCTGTATTTTGCGAAAATCAACGCGAGAGGGGGCGGCGGTCTCCGTGGGGCTTCCCCATAGAGATCCGACCCACCCCCCAGGGGCCTCATGTATCAGAAAATGAGTTGACTTCCACTCTCTAAAAAAATCATGAAAACGAAGCGTGAAAGTCCATTTCGGATTTCTGAATTTCAAAAACGATATTCCGGCGTCTGATCCTCGTTCCGCGTCTTGATGGAGTGATGGCTGTGGCAGAGCGCCTGCCAGTTGCTCTCATCCCAGAAGAGCTTCTTGTCTCCTCGATGAGGAACGATGTGGTCAACGTCGGTTGCCTTGACGTACCTGCCTTCCTTCATGCACTCCACGCAGAAGGGGTGTGCCTCAAGGTACCTCTGTCTTGCCTTCTGCCAAGCTCTGCCATAGCCTCGGCCTGCTGCCGACCGCTGCTCCTCTGGGTGCATAGCCTTGTGCGCCTCGCAGTACTTCTGCCCGCAGGGTATAAGCGCTGGGCATCCTGGGTGACGGCACGGTGTGTTCGGACGGGACGGCATCACTGCTCCCAGGGAAGGTCGTCCTTCCCGAAGTGTCCGTAGGCACTAACCTTGTTGTAGTCCACGTCCAGCAGTCCCAGACTGTTAATGATGCCCCTCGGTG